GTCAGCAACCAATGCATCCGCCAATGGAACGCCAAATGGAGTTACTTTTCTTACAAATGGATTTTCTACTGTTGATGGAATTGCGCCAACCTTTGCTAACCTATGCAACCAAAGCGGATACACTTACGCCTCATGGACATTTGCCAAGCAGCCAAAGTTCTTTGATGTTGTGACTTATACTGGGAATGGAACTAACCCTAGAAACATCTCACACAATCTTGGCTCAGACCCCGGATGCATTATTGTTAAAAGAACTGATATAGGAGCAAATTGGAGTGTTTATCATCGTAGTTCAGCCGCATCAGGTTTTACAGCGGCTCAATGCTATATGTATTTGAACTCAACCAACGCAGTTACAGATAATTCAACATTTTGGAGCGATACAGCTCCTACAAGTACAACTTTTACTGTTGGTTCACAATCAAACGCGAATGGTGGCACATATGTCGCCTACCTATTTGCCCATAACGCAGGAGGCTTTGGCCTGACGGGTTCGGACAATGTGATTAGCTGTGGGTCTTACACGGGTGATGGAACAACAGACGGTTCAAAGTTAGTATCGCTTGGGTACGAGCCACAATGGGTTTTAGTTAAAAGAACAGATTCAAGCACTAATGGCGGCTGGCACATGATTGATATGATGCGTGGAATGCCAACGGCAACAAATTCGTCGTCAATTACCGCTTTATTGTTAGCCAACACTAGTGCGGCTGAAAATTTAGATTCAACTGGAGGCCCAAGCGCAACTGGGTTTAATCCTGTTGCATCTTTAACAAACACTAATGCGGCAACCTACATCTACATAGCCATACGCCGTGGCCCGATGAAAGTGCCTACTGATGGGACTAAGGTGTTTGCTCCAGTTGTTTCTAGTGTTTCAGACGGAACCCAGATTACTGCGGGATTCCCAGTCGATATGCAAATATTTAAATACAGAGCAGGTTCTGCCCCTAGTTATGTTGTTGATAGATTAAGGGGTGTTGGAACCACAACAACAGTTGTGGGAGGGCCACAACTACGCACATCCATAACTGCTGCTGAAACGAATACTGGTGGTATTGCAAGAAACTGGAACAACACTGGGTTTGCAATGCCATCGGGGTTTGGTACTGTTAGCGATATTTTTTGGAGCTTTGGACGCGCCCCCAGCTTCTTTGATGAGGTTTGCTATACGGGGAATGGAGTTGCTGGTAGACAAATAACACACAACTTAGCGGCAGTGCCTGAGTTGATGATTGTAAAGCCAAGAAGTACAGTTGGCGCTTGGTCTGTATATAATTCTTTTAACGGCGCATCAAGCCAGATGTATTTAAATCTAACTAACTCCGCCGACTCTGGAAATCCAGTTTGGTATAACACTTCGCCAACCGCAAGTGTCTTTAGCGTCAATGATACGGGTTGGGGTGTAAATGATACGTCACAGACTTACGTAGCTTACTTATTTGCCTCCTGCCTCGGCGTTTCCAAAGTAGGAAGCTACACAGGTAACGGCACAACTCAAACCATTGACTGCGGGTTTGCTGGTGGCGCTAGGTTTGTGCTTATCAAGCGTACAGACTCAACTGGTGATTGGTACGTTTACGACACAGCTCGCGGAATGACTACATTGACAGACCCTTACTTGCGTTTGAACAACTCTGCCGCTGAAACAGCTACGCTTGGTTCTGTGACTACAGTATCCACAGGTTTTGCGCTGAACTCAGCCATCTTAGCCGACATTAACGTAAACGGTGGTTCCTACATATTCTTAGCCATAGCTTAAATTTTAAACAGGAGTAAATATGAATTTACGTAATAAACAAACTGGAGCCGTAGTAACGGATGGCGAGTTCCGTGCCGCCTTCCCCAGCACAGGTTTTCCTATTCAAATCACAGAGCAGACTTATAACGAGTTTGGCTACGATGTGGTTCTAGAAGGCCCACAAGCTCAGCCCACCCGCTATCAAGTAGGTTTTGCTGATGGCGTTCAACAAATCGACGGCAAATGGTTTACCAAGTATTCCGTAGCTGACATGGACGATGAAGCTAAAGCAGCCAAAGACGCTGAGCAAGCTAAGAATGTACGTACACAGCGTACAGAGAAGCTGCGTGATTGCGACTGGACACAGCTAGACGACACCCCCATGAGCAATACACAAAAAGCTGGCTGGGCAACATATCGTCAAGCACTGCGTGATGTTCCTAAGCAAGCTGGCTTCCCATTTGACATTGAATGGCCCACACAACCGGAGTAAAACATGGCAAATTTATCAAGTATCATCGCCCCTAACAACGTCACTACTGCGACCAATACGCAGACGTTGACAAATAAGACGCTGACCTCGCCAACGCTGACCACTCCAGTCCTTGGCACACCTTCCAGCGGTACGCTATCTTCTTGCACGGTTGATGGAACAAATTCTGTTGGCTATTTGAACATCCCTCAAAACAGCCAATCAGCCGCATATACATTGGTTCTTGCAGATGCTGGAAAGCATATTTTCCATCCATCAACAGACGCAAATGCTCGCACATTTACCATTCCTGCAAATAGTAGCGTAGCGTATCCTATTGGAACAGCAATTACATTTGTAAACATGACATCACAAGTGGTCAGCATTGCAATCAATACTGACACGATGTATTTGTCTAGCGCAGGAACCACGGGCACACGTTCTTTGGCTCAATATGGCTCTGCTACAGCTCTTAAAATTACATCAACATCTTGGATTATTTCTGGCTCGGGGTTGACATGAGTGGCGCACTACAAGCTGTTTTTCAAAATCAAAGATCGTTTGGAGGGCCCCCCGGACAACAGGCTTATACAACTGCCGGTACTTATTCGTGGGTTGCTCCAACTGGCGTGACTTCTGTTTCTGTCGTTGCGGTTGGTGGTGGTGGAGGAGGAGCTGGAGGCTGTACCATTGGTTGCAATAACGGCGGCGGTGGTGCGGGCGGCGGAGGGGGGTTGGGGTATAAAAATAATTATGCAGTTAACCCCGGTTGTTCTTATACCGTTATTGTTGGCATTGCTGGTCCCGGCGCTCCCGGACAAAATCAAAACGGAACTTCTGGAGGGGTTTCTTATTTTGTTAGCACAGGAACTGTTCGTGGTGCTGGCGGTGTCCAAGGAACTCGCCCCGCGGGTGGTGCCGGTGGCGTATTTACCGGTGATGGTGGCGGTAACGGCGGCAGTGGAGGAGATGGGACTTGTTCTTCGCCGGGTTCCTCTGGCGGCGGCGGCGCTGCTGGTTACTCTGGCAATGGCGGCAGGGGTCAATCTATAAACGTCACCAACCGAACCGATGGCTCTGGCGGCGGCGGCGCTGGCGGACAAAATGGTTGCTCCTTTAGAGGCGGCGGCGGCGTCGGCATACTTGGTCAAGGTTGTAATGGAGTTGGGTCTGGCGCTGGAGGCTCCGGCGGCACTAGTGCAACCACAGGAGCTGGCGGCGCTTACGGCGGCGGCGGTGGAGGTTCTTATTCTTCCGGCAGTACGGGCGCTGTTGGAGCAGTTCGTATTATCTGGCCCGGTAACACTCGTTCATTCCCATCTACAAACACTGGAAATCTTTAATCGGGAATAAATATGAATTTATACATTGAAACCGAAAACGGCGCAACAAAAAATCATCCCGCTTTTGAGGACAACCTCATGCAAGCGTTTGGATCTATCCCGGCAAACTGGGAACCTTTTACACGTGTTGAACGCCCAGAACCAAAAACCTATCAGGTCTTGGAATCTGATGAACCCATTTATGCCAAAGTAAATGGCGTTTGGACTGATGTGTGGTCTTTGCGTGATATGACCGCTGAAGAAAAAACAGCAAAACAACAAGCTACCCAAGACGCATTTAATGCCCGTGAGCAAGCTGAGAATTGGTCTGCATGGACTTTGGATGAGACTACTTGTACAATGGTTGCTCCCATTCCGCGCCCTGCTCCTGTAGAAGGCAAGCTGGTGTTCTGGTCTGGCGCAGATGCCAACTGGAAAGAAGCTCCCGCTCGCCCAGAAGGCGAATATAAGTTTGACTTTCTTGCTTGGCAGTGGGTTAAAGTTGTAAACTGACGCTTTAACCAAGGGAAAAGTCGTGGCCAAAACAGCAACCAAGGAAGTGTGCAAAGCTGCTGAATCAGTAGCAGAAGTTGTTCTCAATACACAGCTTCAGATTGCTCATTATTTCCCGTGCCCAATTTATTTAATTGAGCGCCCCGACTTTTTGGAAGTTGTTAATTTGGTTTCAGAAGAAGGCTTGGAAGCTCAGCGCAAAGAGCGTGACCTAAACGAAATCTACCCCGTCTACATGAGTGGCAACTACTACGCTGATCCACGCATGGAAAAATTTACAGAGTTTGTTGGCGCTACTGCTTGGAACATTTTGAATGAACAAGGTTACGCCATGCAGGACAAGGCGGTGCAGTTTACGGAAATGTGGACACAAGAGCATCACAAGCACTCCGCAATGGACGCGCACGTTCATGGGTTTGGCTCGCAGATTGTAGGTTTTTACTTCCTTGAGACTCCAGAGGATTGCTCTCGCGTAGTATTCCACGATCCCCGTGCAGCCAAGGTTCAGATTGACTTACCCGAACAAGACATGAACATGGCAACTCCAGCCAGCAAAATGATTAACTTTACACCCAAGCCGGGAATGATGATCTTTGCCAACTCATGGCTCTCCCATTCATTTACACGCCATGCGGCTGGCTTGCCAATTAAGTTTGTGCATTTCAGCTTGACAGTAATTCATCAGCAAGCCTGTGCAACACCTCCGGCGGCTGAAATTGTATGAACATGTACCAGATCAGGTTCAACAAGTCTCGTGGACAAGCTGGTCGTGGGTCTATGGATCACGTCTGGCGCGTTTTTGAGAACGGAAAAGAATATTTGTTTAAGAATTTAGACATCACAGTACCCGTCAAAAGCGAAAAAGATGCCAACGGAGTGGACTACAACATTGTGTGTTATGGCAATTTAGAGATTGACAGAGACACTTCAACTGCTTGCATAACTGCTAAAATTTTAGAGGAAGCATAGATGGCTGCGTTAAAATCTAAAACTATATGGTTCTCCATCATCCTTGCTGTATGCGGGGTGTTGGAGCAATCCCAAGGTGCGCTGACCGCTTTGATCGGCGCATCTAACACGGGATTTCTGCTACTGATCGTGTCGATGGTGATGGCGTATCTGCGCACTTTAACTACTCAACCCCTATCAGATAAGTAATTACCGATGGGCCAAAGCGGGAAAAATGATGGACACTTTAGACATCTTAGCCAAGATTTGGCCCCTTTTACTGGCGTTTATCAGTCTTGTGATTGTGCTTGCTAAGCTCGACAATCGCGTGGCAGTTCTTGAGGAAAAAGTAAAAGTCTTGTTTGAACTGTATAACAAGAAGTCTTAGACCTTAACGCGGGAATTATATACAATTGACACAATGTCCCGTATAATAGCGGGATCGGAGGCGAGATGAACGAGCTGTTTAACCTGATAAAGGGCGCTGCGCCCGCTCTTGCAAGTGCTGTTGCCGGTCCACTCGGCGGCCTTGCAATCTCTGCTATTGCCAATAAACTTGGCGTCTCTCCGGAGCAGATCCCTGCCGCTATACAAAGCGATCCAGAGGCTTTAGTCAAAATCAAAGAACTTGAATTAGAGTACGCCAAGCTCACAATTCAAGACCGCGCTTCCGCCCGTAGCAGGGAATCTAGTATTGCAATCAGTGCAGACGCCCCTTTAATTAGCAAAATTGTTACACCTGTTTTGGCGCTTATTGTCGTCGGAGTGTGGGGTCTGGTCCAGTGGTTTATCTTGCACAATACCGTTCCGCAAGAGATGCGTGAATTGGTCATTCGTTTACTTGGCACATTAGACGGCGCTCTAATGTTAGTCCTTGCATATTTCTTTGGAGCATCTAGCAAAGATGAAAAATAATTTTGATCTAGCTTTGTCCGAACTTTTAAAGCATGAGGGCGGTTATGTGAACAACAAACTTGACCCGGGTGGCATGACGAACTTAGGTGTGACTCGTGCGGTGTGGGAGTCTTACGTTGGACGTGAATCTTCCGAAAAGGAAATGAGGGCACTGACTCCGGCTCAAGTGGCTCCTCTTTATAAGCGCAAATATTGGGATGCAATTAATGGCGATAGTTTGCCTTCTGGCTTGGATTTATGTGTGTTTGACTGTGCAGTAAATTCTGGTGTAGGCCGAGCAGCCAAAATGCTACAAGGTATTCTTGGTTTGGCTCAAGACGGAAGCATAGGACCAAAGACATTGGAGGCTTGCAAGAAGTTCTCCTCTAAAGATTTGGTAGACAAGTTTTGTAAAGCACGCCAAGACTTCCTTGAGTCTCTGCCTACGTTTAAAACATTTGGAAAAGGTTGGACCGCTAGGGTGGCCGAAGTAGAAAGCAAAAGCACAAACTTAGCATGACCACTATACTGGCTGACTTTAACTTGGGTTTGATGGTTGCTGACTCAAGTATCAGCGACGGCGACCGTGTGTGGATGGGTCGTAAAGTTTTCAGACATCACGGAAATCTGTTGGGATTTTCTGGGGACGTGGATGAGGCGATTGGGTTCCTTCTTTGGTACAAAAAAGGAATGAAGGACAAGCATCCAAAGTTTACTAATTCTCATGCCCTCGTAATGAATAGCGCAGGGCTTTTTTATTTTGGCGCTTCTTGTGTAAGCCAGCCAATTAAAAGCGGAATCGAAGCGATAGGTACGGGGGCCAAAGCGGCCATTTGCACCTACGAGGCGATGGGGTTTAAGAAACCCGCAGCAGCAGTGAAACTTGTGTGCAAGCATGACGCCGGGTCTAGGAGCCCAGTGCGTATCTACAAATTTAAGCGATGAACTACTCTGACTACTACCAATTTTGTACCGTCCGCCAACTAGACTATATCCAAGCCATAGAAGAACATGGAGGTATCAACGCAGCAGCTAGGCACCTAAATGTTTGCAGTGGCACCGTTTCCCGCGTCCTTCAAGCGGTTAAAAAGAAAGCCGAGATACAGGGGTTTTCTCCTGAGCATGACTGGACTCATCCGGTCCCATCTACCCACATAGCCAAAGGGATCAGCACTTACTACAACGAAGAGGGCAAACCTACTGCCACTTGGGTAAAGGCGGATATCAAACAAGAGGCCTACCTAGAAGCCGTGAAGGAGGCCGTAGCGGCGTTCATTGAAGACGTGCCAAGTTTGCCCGTATCTCACGGACCGAAGAAGTTTAATGACGATGTAATCCCTTGGCTACAGATTGGTGACGCACACCTAGGAATGCTGGCTCACGCCGCAGAGGTGGGGGAGAACTTTGATCTTAAGATCGCGGAACAGGAATTGTGTGGAGCTATCTCCATCTTGATTGAAGAACTGCCTCCGTGCGAGAGGATGGTTATCAACGATCTGGGGGATTTTACCCACTACGAAAACTACACGGGTACAACCGAAGCCAGCGGTCATGCGCTAGATTGTGATACACGCTTCCCTAAGATGATCAAAACCTACAGCAGGGTAATGAGGTTTATCGTAGAGAAGTGTTTAGAAAAAGCCAAGTTTGTAGACGTGATCGTAAATCAAGGAAACCACTCCCGGACTAACGATATTTGGATGGCGGAGCTTTTGCGCGTGGCTTATGGCGATACCGGGCGAGTCAACATTCTTAATAACGAGAGCGTATTTATTGCCTATCGCATGGGAAATACGTTAGTGATGACTCACCACTCCGACAAGTGCAAACCTAAAGATCTGGTCAATGTAATGACCTCAGACTTCAGGAGAGACTTTGGGGAAACGGAACACCACTATATAGACATCGGCCACGTCCATCATGGCATGGTAATGAAAGAGCACCCATCCGTATTTGTGGAGTCGTTTAACCATCTTGCGGGATTGGACAAGTGGGCGCACGACTTTGGCTACAGGAACAGAAAATCCATTACAATCATACTACGTAGCAAAACCTACGGTGAAGTTGGTAGACGCTTACTTCCAATACAAGAAATTCGTGCTAGACTTACCAATGCAACTGGTAAAATAGTCAAGCAAAAAGAGGTATACTCTGTATGAGTCAAACTCTTATTATCATCACGGGTCTTATTTACACCGTGATTGCTGTAGATCAATACTTTAAGGGCGGGACGGGACCAAGTATTATGTTTCTTGGGTACGCTTTAGCCAACATCGGGGTCTATCTACAAGCAAAGTAGTCATTTCCCGTTGCTTTCGTGAGAAACAAATGAGAAAATGATTCATGCTTAAAAAGATTCTATTCCGTCCGGGAGTGTCAAGGGAGAATACAAGGTACGCTTCCGAGACGATTGGCCCAGTAAATTCACCTACTCAGACAGTAGGCGGGTGGTATGAATGCGACAAAGTAAGATTTAGGGCGGGCACTCCCGAGAAAATTGGCGGATGGATTCCCGCTTCTTTAAACACATTCCTTGGCAAATGTAGAGCCCTATGGGCGTGGGCTACCTTAGACGGAACCAAGCTGGTAGCCGTTGGTACTAATCTTAAGTACTACATTTTTAAAGGTGGCGTTTATTACGACATCACCCCAATCCGGGTTACGGTTACCCTAACCAACCCTTTCACGGCGACCAATCTTTCCAACGTTATTACCGTGTCCGCCACGGCGCACGGCTGTGTTACTGGTAACTATGTAACATTCTCCGGGGCTACGGGTCTAGGTGGAAATATTACCACATCCGTTTTAAATCAAGAATATCAGATCACGGTAGTTGATGCAAACACTTATACGTTTGTAGCCACGGCTACTGCAAATACGTCCGATACGGGTCATGGCGGAACGGTTTCCGCAGCTTACCAGATTAACGTGGGACCAGAATTCCAAGTTCCCCTAACGGGCTGGGGTGCTGGTCTATGGGGATATGGTACGTGGGGGAATGGTCTAGCAGCTTCTTCTTCTATGAGGCAGTGGAGCCAGTCTAACTTTGGCGAGAACTTAATCTTTGGCCCTCGCGGTGGGGCGATGTACTACTGGCAAAACTCATTAGGGGTTGGGACTAGGGCTTCGCTTTTAACCGGAGGTGATACCCCATCGGTTCAGAATTACATTATGGTGTCAGACGCTAGCAGGTTTGTAATTGCGTTTGGCGTAAATGACTACGGAAGTTTTGCTCAAGACCCCATGTTAATTAGGTGGTCGGATCAAGAATCTACCACAAGCTGGACACCCGCAGCTACGAACCAAGCGGGCAGTTTAAGACTATCTCACGGCTCTCAAATTATCACGGCCCTCCAAGCCCGCCAAGAGATTTTGGTATGGACGGATTCATCTCTTTATTCCCTCCAGTATCTTGGCCCTCCAGTGGTTTGGGGCAGTCAGATCTTGGGAGATAACATATCCATCCTATCTGAGAACGCTGTATCTTTAGCTTCTGGAGTGACTTACTGGATGGGCGTAGACAAGTTTTATAAATATGATGGACGCGTTAATACCTTACGTTGTGATTTAAGACAATACATTTATTCTGATATTAACTTGGGCCAATCCCAACAAGTATTCTCTGGAACCAACGAAGGATTTAACGAGGTCTGGTGGTTCTATTGTTCCGCAAATTCTACGACCATAGATAAATATGTGGTCTATAACTATTTAGAAGATGTATGGTACTACGGTACGATGGCTAGGACCGCTTGGTTGGATTCTGGTATTTTGGATAGTCCTATAGCCACGACTTATGCAAATACTACAGTCAGCCATGAAGTTGGGGTAGACGATAATATCAACGGCACTCCCGTAGCTTTGGCTGCGAATATACAGTCCTCAGAGTTTGACATTGATGACGGACATAACTTTGGATTTATTTACAGAATGCTACCTGACTTGACCTTCCGTGGATCTGCAAGTAGCCCGACTCCTCAAGTGACCATGACGCTTATACCTTTAGCCAACTCTGGCTCAGGATATAACAATCCTCAGTCCGAAGGCGGTAGTAGTAATGCGACGGTCCAAAGAATAGCCACCGTTCCAGTAGAGCAATTTACAGGGCAAGTATTTATAAGGGTCCGAGGAAGACAGTTGGTATTTAAGATCGAGTCTAATCAATTGGGAACGACATGGCAGTTGGGCGCTCCTAGAATTGACATCAAGTCTGACGGCCGCAGAGGTAACTCATGACGTACATGATCACTTCAGAGAACCCCCTAAACAGGGTTGTTGCTCCACGTCTACCAAATGCTCCGACTCAGTACGAGCAAAGATACATAGATACGCTCACCAATGTTTTGCGTTTATATTTCAACCAAGTAGACGGAATCTTGGGACAGCTACAAACAACAGAGATTTTGTCTGAAACAACTGTTATTGATGGCGGATTACCCTCTCAGGCTTATGATAGTGTAACGGATAATGCGGAATTAACCCCTTCGGGATTTTTTAATGGCGGGACTCCATAATGGCTGTAAGAATTCAACTACGACACGGCACTGCGGCCCAATGGACTGCGGCTAATCCTACGTTAACTGTAGGCGAAGCTGGGGCAGAAACTGATACATTTAAATTTAAAATTGGTGATGGTATAACTGCTTGGAACTCTTTGGCCTATGCGGGCGGTGGTTCTGTGGGAGCAGGAACGGTAACCTCTGTGGGTTTGTCTGCACCTGCTTTATTTACTGTAACTGGAAGCCCCGTTACATCATCGGGGTCTTTGGCATTGTCTTATTCTGGAACCGCTTTGCCTGTTGCTAATGGTGGTACAAATAGGGCGGTAGGAAATTACACCATTTACGCAAATGAGATTCACGTTGGCAAAGACGGAAACGACACTACAGGTGACGGCACTTTAAT